AAAAACAGGCTGGCAAAAATTGCTCGGATTAGCAGTGAACGATGGGGGGCTGTGGAAGAGTCCCTGAGAGAATTTTTCATTGATAACGGCACTGAATGGACTCATGAGCGTATCGAAAATGATCTCGCTGCGGTCAGGGATGTTCTGGCGAAAAAGTCGGCAGCAGGGAAAGCATCTGTTCAGTCCAGAAGGAACAGGAAGAAAACGCAGGCCGCCAGTGGAAGTAACACATGTTCAACAGGTGTTGGTTCGGTGTTTAAACAGGAAGCCAACAAAAAGGGAACTAATAAAGATATAGATCTAAAAGAATTAAACCCCACACATAACGCGCGCGCGCGCGCGAGTGCTCCGGTTAGTCAGCCTGGAATTATGCAACAGCCTGTCGTGACTGAACCGGAATACCGGGAAGGCCCGAACGAGCCGATCGGGAAATTCTCAATGATGGATGACTGGCATCCCTCGCTGGATTTCCGACAACGGGCCGCCCAGTGGGGCGTTGCGTTACCAGAGCCGGAGTATTTACCTACGGAGCTTGTCGCGTTCAGGGATTACTGGACGTCGGAGGGAAAGGTGTTCACACAAATCCAGTGGGAACAAAAATTCGCCCGTCACGTAAACCACGTCAGGGCAAAGGCGAAACCAGCCAGCAGGGGAGAAAGCCATGCAGAAATCCAGCCAGACAGCACCGCATCGCGGGCAGTACAGCAAATCAGGGCAGCCCGCGTGCAGTGGGAACGCGAAAACGGGATCGCCAGCGACGGAGACGGCCTGGCGACTCTGGGAAGTCATGGGGGAAATTTATTCGAACCGATGGACGCAGAAGAACGGCGCGGCACCTTCGAAGCTGTGGGTGGCCCAGATTGGGGCGATGACTGAGCGCCAAATCCGGCTGATTTGTCAGCAGTGTATGGAGCGATGCCGGGCGGCTGAGACATGGCCGCCGGACCTGGCTGAGTTTATTTCGCTGGTTTCTGAAAGCGGAGCTAATGCGTTTGGTCTCACAGCCGATGCAGTGCTGGCGGAATATCGTCACTGGCGTAACGAGTCCTGGCGCTACTCCGGCAGTGATAAATATCCGTGGCCTCAGCCGGTTCTGTATCACATCTGCACCGAGATGCGCAGAACGGGCGTTGAGCACCAGATGACGGAAGGCGAACTGAAACGACTTGCAGAACGGTTACTGGCGAAGTGGACAAAACACGTCGGTAATGGTTTCAGCATACCGCCGGTACGCCGTCAACTGGCAGCGCCGCGTCATCCGGCAGGGCCAACCCCGGCACAACTGATGATGGAAGAATTCAGACGGCGTAAGGCGGCGGGAAGGCTTTAACAGGGGGGGGACTTATGAGCAGAAATTACACACCGGCGCAGAAAGCTGAAATACAGAAGCGCCTGACGGAACTGGTACGAACCCACGGTCGGATGACGTTTGGAGAACTGCGGAAGATAACGGGGTTAACCATTTTTACAGCCCGCCACTACCTGGAAAAGGCGGAAAGTTGTGGGGATCTGTATCAGGCCGGGAGAAGCGGTATTTTTCCTTCGGAACAGGCTTTCCTGCTTTGGAAGCAGAAACGTGAAGATGCCAGGATTACCCGCTTTCTGAAAACGCCGGAAGGTGTCGTGAGTTCCTACGACCGGACCAGAAACGTTATCTGTACGGAGTGCCGGAACAGCGTGACGATGCAAAGGGTACTGGCATTTTATCGGGGACATCACCGGGAGGCGAAATCTGCATGAAAATCGAATAATATAACTTTGCAGAGGTAGCGAATATCGTCATCACCCGTTCGGCATTTGAATTCCGTGAGCACAGTCGTGTTGTGAATGTCGCCTTGTTCACAACACCAGGAATATTCCACTGTCAACTGGTTGTCTGCGGCTGGACATAATTTTATCTGATATTCAGGCTGTACCAGCGCAAAGGTTCCGTGAGTCCGACTGTCTTTTTTGCTTCCAAATATTCAGTTTTAATTATCTGAGTATGGCAAGGTGATCATCTGTATCAAACACCGGGCAACTGGTTTTACTTTACCCAACGATTACGTCCCTGTTGTTTAGCCCGATAAAGGGCCTCGTCCGCTCTGGCAATAATGCCGGTAACAGTGTCACCGGCTGTGGAAAGGGTGATGCCCATACTGACGGTGACCGTTTCGCTAACCGCAGATGCTGCATGCGGCATTGCGGTTTCACGCAGGTTTGTCTGAATACGTTCAGCAACCAGTGCAGCTTCATTCAGCGACGACGAAGGCAGCACAACGACAAACTCCTCGCCCCCGTAACGTGCCACCAGGTCTGCCGGAGTACGAACCGACCTCTTCATTACCCCGGCCACCTTTGCCAGACAGGCATCGCCAGCCTGGTGACCATAATGGTCGTTATAGTTTTTGAAATAGTCCACATCGAGCATGATCAGTGCAAACGGCTCCGTCTGGCGGAGAGCATCCCCAAGAAAACTTTCCATTGAACGTCGATTAGCGGTCCCGGTCAGTGCATCCTGGTGAGCCATAACGTCGAGACGCGCGATAAGCATCCGGTTTTCCTGGTAACGCAACCAGGCTTCATCAAACCAGCGCTGCAGGATAAAGCGACCATAAATGAGTATGGTGGTAAGAGTAAGCCAGACTAATAAAAACCGGATATTCACATACTGGTTAAGCTGCACACTGGCCAGCAGGGCGGTCAGCCATAACGGGACGATGAAAAATAGCAACGCTGGCAGATGATAATAAAGCGCAGCCAGCGCGGTAAGCATAAGGATGACACTGAGAGGCCAGGCAAAAGGCAGTTGCCACCAGACAATAAAAAAGTAGCTACAATAGCTCCACATCAGACTGAGAATCAGCAGCATCACCAGACAAAGAGGAGTAAATCTGGCCGGAAGGCGGTAAATGAAAAGGAGTATCAGGAACGAAAAAACAATAATACTGCCCATAATATCGTCTATTAAAGGCAGTATTCCAGTCTGTGCACTGATCGACTTGTCAAAGTCACTGATGAGTATGTGGCGAAATAAAATGATAAGCGCAAAACTGATATTCACAAATGTGAACCACGGAATACTTACACGTAGCGCTTGCGTGACCATATCTTTATGATCCTGCCATATCCTTCCAGCACTGGAAGTACGGCGCCTGTCGTCCGAATCCTGCCCCATCCTTAACCGCCTCATATAATGAATAATTACTATCCAGTGTAGTGCGCAGATACCTCACAGTGAAAAATGGAAAAGCTATCAGGCCAGGCAGCATTTTTGGCTGATGAGATGATTTTTGTTCCACAGTGACGAACTTATAGTCAAAGCTTCTGTAGTAGGGGGAATAATTATAGTTGTCTCCCGGAAACGGGAAGCGAGCTTACCCCACTTACTAAAAGAGGATGGAACTGGCTGACGTAAAACACGATTTATTTGTATCCATAAATGGCGAAATGTAACGTTTTGGTTATATTTAAAAGAGAGAAAATGGTCAGCAATAACTTTAATTGTTTGAATTAACAGATAATTAATCGACCAGACTGAGTGATACAGAATATTTTTACATGAGGGGTACAAATGAGACTTAAGTTGATCGTTAAAAGTTTTGCGCTGGCGGGGCTACTCTCTTCCACTGCGCTGACACCTTTATTTGCACAGGAAGCCCCAAAAGGTGCCACTGCTTCAACCAAGCAAGCTAACGATGCGCTTTATAACCAACTTCCTTTCTCTGATAACACCGATTTCACGAATGCCCATAAAGGCTTTATCGCTGGTTTACCTGAAGAGGTGATTAAGGGAGAGCAAGGGAATGTCATCTGGAATCCACAGCAGTACGCTTTCATAAAAGAAGGGGAAAAATCTCCTGACACTGTTAACCCTAGTCTGTGGCGTCAGTCCCAGCTAATCAATATCAGTGGCTTGTTTGAAGTCACAGACGGCGTCTACCAGATTCGTAACCTTGATTTATCCAACATGACGATTATCGAAGGTAAAGAGGGGATTACGGTTGTCGATCCGCTGGTTTCTGCGGAAACAGCCAAAGCCGGTATGGATTTGTATTTCAAAAACCGTGGCAATAAGCCTGTTGTCGCCATCATTTATACTCATAGCCATGTTGACCACTATGGCGGTGTGCGTGGCGTTGTCGATGAAGCGGACGTGAAATCCGGCAAGGTGAAAGTGTATGCGCCTGCTGGCTTTATGGAGGCAGCAGTAGCCGAGAATATTATGGCCGGCAACGTGATGAGCCGCCGTGCCAGCTATATGTATGGCAACCTCCTGAAACCAGATGCCTCCGGCCAGGTTGGCGCCGGACTGGGGACGACCACCTCTGCGGGGACGGTGACACTGATTGCGCCCACTAATATCATCGATAAAGACGGCCAGAAAGAAGTGATTGATGGCCTGACTTACGACTTTATGCTGGCCCCTGGTTCGGAAGCCCCTTCGGAAATGCTGTGGTTCATCGAAGAGAAGAAACTCATCGAAGCCGCAGAGGACGTCACTCACACCCTGCATAACACTTACTCGCTACGTGGCGCAAAAATTCGTGAGCCGTTGCCGTGGTCGAAATATATCAACGAAGCTATAGTGCGTTGGGGTGACAAAGCTGAAATTATTATGGCCCAGCACCACTGGCCGACCTGGGGTAACGAGAATGTTGTTGGTCTGCTGAAAAGCCAGCGAGACCTGTATCGTTATATCAATGACCAGACTCTGCGCATGGCCAATGAAGGTCTGACTCGCGACGAAATAGCGGCCAACTTCAAACTACCGGATAGCCTGGCAAAAACCTGGGCCAACCGCGGCTATTACGGCTCCATCAGCCATGACGTAAAAGCAACGTATGTGCTGTATCTCGGTTGGTTCGATGGCAATCCGGCAACCCTTGATGAGCTGCCACCCGAAGAAGCGGCCAAGAAATTTGTTGAATACATGGGCGGTGCCGATGCGATTCTTCAGAAAGCTAAAGCAGACTTTGACCAGGGGAACTACCGTTGGGTTGCTCAGGTGGTGAGTAAGGTCGTGTTTGCCGATCCAAATAACCAGAATGCACGTAACCTTGAAGCCGATGCGCTGGAGCAATTGGGGTATCAGGCTGAATCTGGTCCATGGCGTAACTTCTACCTGACCGGTGCGCAGGAGCTGCGTAACGGTGTGGTTAAAGGTCCGACGCCAAATACAGCAAGTCCGGATACCGTTCGGGCGATGACCCCTGAAATGTTCTTCGACTTCCTGGCTGTACATATCAACGGTGAAAAAGCGGGTAATGCCCGGGCGGTATTTAATATTGACCTTGGCAGCGACGGCGGAAAGTACAAGCTTGAGCTGGAAAATGGCGTGCTGAACCACACGGCTAATGCTGAAGCGAAAGATGCTGATGCCACGATTACTCTGAACCGTGACACGCTGAATAAAATTATCCTGAAGGAAGAAACTCTGAAGCAGGCTCAAGATAAAGGAGAAGTCAACGTTACCGGTAATGCTGCGAAACTGGATGAGATGCTGGGCTATATGGACAAGTTTGAGTTCTGGTTCAATATAGTTACACCATAAATAGATTCCCTGCGGCGTCAATGCTGCAGGGAAGTTACTTCAGACAATTCTGTACGTTTTTTATACTCGATTTTTCCTTCATTCTTTATATCTTGCTTCATCTTATGTATTTGCTGCTGAAGAACATGGCCCTGATACCAGTCAGTTCTGATTCTGTTATGCACAGCCTTTTTCATCAGATGATAGTAACTGGTTGTTGCGTGATTCAATGGCCTGCGAGTCTGGTCAACATGCTTTTCGATGCCGGTTGGCCATGATGCCAGTATGGTTAACTGGCATCATGGCAGCATAATTTTGCCGGATAAGTCAACCGCAGCGATGTTAATCGTCCTGATTATCATCTGCATCACTGTCACAGTGACTGCACCAGTAACGAGGAGAGACTGCGATCGAACCGGCCAGACAGAGAGGAGGTAGTTGTCTTCATTGCTAAGTAAGAGACCTTGGGGGATGAATCTCCGTCACCTGTGATGTGTCAGACAACCTCAATGTACCCGTACTTAATACCTGCGCCGGCGGTTTTTTTAATGTCCGGGAAATGAGCATGTCAAAAAATAACCAGTTATAAGATTATAAATAGAACACAGAGAAAATGTCATTGCACATGGTCAAAAAATAACCATATTTATTGATGATGATAATTAATAGTCTCCTATATATTCATGGTGAGCATGAAGATGCTTTAAAAATGCTCAAGTTCGTTATCTATGGAGACACCGTGAAAAATTTAAATAAAACATTCACTTGTAAATATGCTGTTATTCGCCGTGATGACATGACAGTAATTGCTGAAATGGATTTTTTTCCTGACTGCAACAGGTCATTGATGTATCGGGATGGCCGCTATGTCCGGTTTCTGCCGTTGTTGCAAAATGACATCATGGGGAGCGATACCCTGATTAATGAGCTAACTATCAGAGCCGGTTATCATGAATAATCATCCTTTGTTATACTCGCTTGCGGGCTGAACTCCCAATCTACTGCGCCACGGAGAATACCATGGCGCACGAATTACAACTCATCAAGCAGTCATCTGGAATTCTGATCCCCGCAACGCCGGAGACCAGTGATATTCTGCAATCAAAAATCAAACTCGGCGCCGTGCTGGTGGCTGAGTTCCGTCAGGTGAGGAATCCTGCATTCCATCGCCGCTTTTTCGCGTTGCTTAATCTTGGGTTTGAATACTGGGAACCCACCGGCGGCGCCATTTCTGCCAATGAGCGCAAACTGGTAAACGGTTATGCAAAGTTTCTCGCTGCATATGGCGGGAATGAAAGCGCATTACTGGATGCGGCTGAACAGTATCTGGAACAGATTGCAAACCGCCGGGTAACAAACGGGATTAGCCTGTGTAAATCATTCGATGCCTACCGCGCATGGGTGACGGTTGAGGCTGGTCACTATGACGCCATCCAGCTACCGGACGGCACCCTTCGCAAACATCCCCGCAGCATCGCTTTTTCCAGCATGGATGAGGTCGAATTTCAGCAGTTGTATAAATCCGCGCTTGATGTGCTCTGGCGGTGGATTTTATCACGGACATTCCGTACCCAGCGCGAGGCCGAGAACGCCGCCGCCCAGCTAATGAGCTTTGCGGGGTGATGGCGATGAAATACTCCTGGTTCCATCATCACGACTGCACAACCGAGCAGGCCGATGAGCTGGTGGCGGAATACCGGCGCCGCGGTGTGAAGGTTGAGCGCAGCCTTAATCCTGATTTCATTACCTGGACTGTCAGCGCGAAATTACCTGAATATGCACGCCGGGTGCGGACGCCAAAATCCTTACGCCAAAAGGTCTGGGGGTGAGCATGGCTAAATTACCGCGCCGTAAGTGCAAAGTTTGCCGCGAATGGTTTCATCCTGCTTATAGCAACGTTGTCTGGTGTTGTCCTGAACATGGCGCTATCTACGCTCTGGAACTGCGTGCCAAAGAAAAGATTAAAGCCGCAGCCAGGCGTATCAAGGAGAAACACCAGGCGGATAAAGCCGAACGCCAGCGCCGCCAGGCTAAGCTTGAGTCGTTCAAAACTAAAGCTCAGTGGGATAAAGAGGCGCAGGCCGCTTTTAACCGTTACATCCGGATACGGGATGAAGGTAAACCCTGCATTAGCTGCGATGCGCCGCTGGTTGGTAAAAGCAACTTCCTGACCGGAAGCGCCATCGATGCAAGCCATTACCGCTCGCGCGGTGCCGCCTCACATCTCAAATTCAACGTATTCAACGTTCATTCGGCCTGCACGCGCTGCAACCGGCAGTTAAGCGGGAATGCGGTCGAATACCGAATCCGCCTCATTAGGCGTATAGGCCTCGAAAGGGTGGAGCGTCTTGAATCAGACAATGCGCCACGCCGTTTCGATATCCCGTACCTGAAACGCATCAAATCCATATTCACCCGCAAAGCCCGGGCGCTGGAGAAGCGCCGCGCACGTCGACAGGATAATGCAGCATGAAACCAGAACTGATCGACATACTCCGCATGCGCTGGTTGCGTCTCCGAATTTATCGATACCGGGGATCTTTTCCTGTGGCATACCGCATTCTTCGTAATTACGTCCGCATTGAAGCAAAACGGGAGCATCGAAATGAAACTTGAGTCCTTACCGAAATATTTTTCACCTAAATCCATGATGCCCGGCGCAGTACCATGCGGAATAACGGTTGATACGCTGACTATTACTGACGTAATGGCATCCCTAGGGCTACTTACTGCAAAAGCCGCAGTGGGTATTGAATTGTATCTGGCAAAAGCCGGGGTTTTATCTTCTGAAAATATCATCGCCTACATCAGGCAATTAGCAGATCAGCGTGCAGAACGGCATGGAGCATTACGGAAAATGGAAGAGAGTAAGCGCTCAAAATTTCTCGACACTATGGCGCGTTATGTATTTCGCGATTATTCCCTCAGTGCGGCCAGCCTGGTGACGTGCAGTAGCTGTCATGGTGCTAAATTAATTGATGCTGAGATTTTCACGAATAAGGTTACTTACCCGGATGGTAAGCCACCGAAATGGGTAAAAGATACGAAAGGTATTTCTCCGTCAGACTGGGAGGTGTGGAAATCAGTTCGTGAGCAGGTGCGCGTAGTGTGTAAGGCGTGTGATGGCAAAGGCCATGTAAAAAATGAATGTCGTTGCCGGGGGCGCGGAGAAATTCTCGATAAGAAAAAATCTGAGTTGCAGGGCGTGCCGGTTTATAAAAAATGCCCAAGATGCAAGGGAAGAGGCTACCCACGTCTCAAAGATACCGAGATTTTTAAAGCACTAGGAGTAACGGAAATGGTATGGCGGTACAACTATAAACTGTTTTTCGATCGGCTGGTGGAGCATTGCCATATTGAGGAATCGTATGCAGAAAAGGTTCTGGGAAACGTGACTCGATGACCAAAATAATTTAGCTATTGCAAAATTACGGAAAATGGCTAACCTGATTCCAACGATGGGTTATTACGCCTGTGACGTTACAAGAATTAAGAACCTCGCCTCGGCGGGGTTTTTGCGTATCTGGGGGGGATCAATTACTAAATTCGTAGGCGATTCTTGGAGGTGCTGCGTGGCCCATCTCTTTTAAAATAATATTGGTATACTCGACTACCGGGCCTCTTGGATTACTGTCTTCTTTGTCCTGAAGGTGAGTCAACGCGTGTACTACTTCGTGAATAAATGAGCGTGTTGTATCAAATTTTTGTGGGCCATCATTACTTTCATAGTACTCTGGTATTGAATCATCGTCTGTATCATCCAGGTTGAGGGCAATCACTTTTCTGCCTTCTGAACTCTCCAGGTCCTCATCAGTTACGGTAGTACCAAAGTTTTCTCCGGCTCCCAGCAACCAGCGTTGTTCTACATCATGCAATTCCTGATCGTAGGCATAATTCATCAGTCTGCGGAATGTCCCGCTTTGAGTGTATGCATCTTCAAGTATGCGTGATAGCACCTCACGGCATTCATCATAGGTATCATCATCAATTTCGATATCAGGATCCATTCCTCCTGGTCCAGAGATAAGGTATTCAGCAAGACACATTGGTTCCAGCCTGGCTTTATCATCGGTAGCAAGACCATCATGTTGGAGGCGTAATTGCGAAGGATTATCTTGGTGTTCTGGAAGGTCTGGAAATACCTTGCTGTCATGAGGATGGGATAATCCATATGTTGACATCATATTATTGATAAATATTGGTTTAATTCCCGCTGGCATGATGAGTTACACATCCTTTTTATTACATGGAATTAACATTCTATAAATAGCATGTTTTTGTCAAACAGAATTCACTCAGCACGCAATCAATTAAGCTAAAAGCTAAATTTGCAGTATTTGTGACTCACCTCCATTAAAATTGTACTCTGCGTGATTTTACTTTCAGATTCTGCAACCACAGGCAATCCTGTTTTACAAGATATTAAACCCTGCAACCCAACCATTTCACTCACTCTAGTTACCATCCGAAATCATCGGAGGTGAGGCTATGACTGGAAAGAGCAGCCTGTACAACAGGATTTGAGTTGTGGTTTCTTGCACCGCGGCATTTTCTGCTTCGCCCTATACTATTTGCTTAGTCTGG